GGTGGAACTGGTGGAACTGGTGGAAACGGTGTTGGAGCGGGCGCCGGCGGCTTCGGTGGTCAGGGTGGTCAGGGTGGAAACGGCGGATGGATCCAAACATACATTATGTCAACCGGTGTCACTACCACAGTCAACAACACTGCCACAACTGCCTCGGCGCCAGCTGTTCCAGCTACAAATGCAGGGTCAGCCGGCTCAGCAGGGGTGGCAACCCAGCAAACTTTCTAAACTAATTAGATATGGCAACACCCGAAGATAACACAGCCGCTCGCGAACTAGTTGCTCGTCTCAACGAAAAAATTCAGCATGTCAATGAGTTGATCGAGCAAAAGATCGAATTTCAAAACAAGCTCGTCGATAGCCGCTTGGAAGGCATCGAAAAAACCAACGCGGAAAAAGTGTTGGGCTTTTCTATTCGACTCGAAGAAGCAGTCCAGGAGATTCGGGGTTATAAAGAGATATTGCAACAGCAGGTCACTATTCTTGATAGCTCGATCAAAAAGGCGCATACGCGGCTTGATGAGTTGGATTCAAAGGGTACCACGCACGCCAACGCGGAAATCCTTGCCGTTCGAAAAGAACTTCAGGATAGCATGGTTGAGATAGAAGCCATGATGAAAGACCTTCGAGCGCTTGAAGATGCCAAACATGATGAAGAGCTACTTCAAGAGGCGAAGGAAAATAGTCCTTGGAGAAAATTCTTCGAAGAAAATGGTAAACGCGTTTTGTTATTTATCCTGTTAGCTGTTGGCTTATTCCTTCTAAAGAATTTGCCTGACTTTTTACATATCCTAGGCCAGCTAGGGATGAAAGCCGCGGGAGGCGACTAACATGTTTGAGAAGTGGAAAGAAGAATACAGAAAGAGACTCGCCGACGATAGCGGAGAGCCTTCGCTTGGTCGATGGATCGTTTTTTACGGGACAATTCTCTCAGCCGTATTAGCCGTAGTGGGCATACTTATAGCTGTCTATGAGGTTATGTTTCAGCCCTATATTGTTACCGAGCACATGACCCAGGCATTCCACTCTAACGTAGGAATGCCAATGATTATGGCGGGAGTGGGCCTGTATACCTCAGGCGCGATATCCAAAGCATGGCAAGCGCAGGCAGAAGCGAAAAAAATGCAAGCCCAAGCTTCTCAAGATCCTAATGCCGCCACTAATATAAATGGAGGGCCAAATGGAGCCCAAGACCCCGTCAACACCCGATAAGAAGAAGCTCAGCCCCACCACAATTGTAGTAGTGGTCGCCGCAATAGCACTCGTCATATTTTTCGTGCCCGGATTTTCTCTCAAGAAACTCGCCGGGGGTAATGCGCCAGCGCAGGTAACCACACCGGCACCTGAAGTGGTAAAACCCCCTGCCCCCCAGTTGATTCCGCCTGGCCCTGCCCCGATAGAAGCTCCTGAAAAGGTTATCCCCGCACCAGTAGTTGTAGAAGTTCCAGCTACCTATGATCAAGTATTGTTACAATATCAGAGTGTCATGCAAGAGGCGGAAAGCATCAAAGCTCAGATTCTCGCACTGAAGAACTCGAATGACACGTTAGCGAAAATGATCGAGTTACACAATAAGATGATGTCAAACTATGCCGAGGCTTCAAAGCCTAAGGCTAGCAAATAAAGGTGAGGGACATGAATGAAACTACGAAATTACTTATTGCTGGCGGTACTGGTTTTATCCTTGCCAGTGTCATTGCACTCGCAATCTTCTTCAGCGGCGCCTCCGGCAGCGCCCTCCTCAGAGCAGAAGCCGACGTACGAAAGCTCACAAGCGAGCTATCAGCAGTTACTCTCGAAATATCAAGAGAAACAAAAGCTCTTGGCATCAATAATGCAAACTTTGATTCCAATAACACAACGCTTGCAAACATCACAGCAGGATTACAAGCTATCACAGAGCGACTTGGCAGCGTTAACAATCAGCTATCAAGCGCAAATCAAGAAATTGCAGGATACGCAAAGCGAGTTGGAATCCTTGAGAGCACAATTGACGGACTCAAGCAACAAGCTGGAGCAGATCTCGAAACAATACGAAGGATTGCAAGCCGACTACAAGACGCAAACGGACAAGTATCAGGATCTGCAGATCAAATACAAGGACTTATCGACAAAATACGATCAAACCTTGAGTGATCTCGTTGCAACAAACGCTAAGCTTGCCAACGCGAATAAAGTGGCAGAGGACTTACAAAAACAGGTTGATGATATCAAAAAGGAAATGGCCAAAACCTTCATTAAGGGTTTTGTAATAGGCGGTGGAGCCGTAGCAATCGTTGGCACTGTCTTGTATTTCACCATTCTTCCACATAACAAGTAGTTATATTACAGGTATGTCAGATGATAACATACCTGTAAGGTCAATTAGAATTCGGGGTGAGCCATTTATTGAGGCACTTGAGGCGCTCGAGATGAACACGACTATCACCCCATTCCCGCCCAGCCAAGTCGATCAGGCCGAAGCCAAACTCACCGCATTCGTCAACGAACAAATCGAAAAGATGCGCTCTTATGTTCAATTTCAAGCGGGTGCGGAACCATCCTTTTTCGAGATCAATCAAGCCTTGCTCACCTACCAAGATACAAACCTCGGCCTCTTAGCGCTACACAACACCGCTAAGATGGACAACACCCGCGCCAAGGAAGCTTTTGATGACTGGTATGCGGAGAAATATGTCTTCATTCGAGACCGTGAAAATCCCCGAACCCTCTCTGCGCAGAAATGGCTCTCTCAAAAAGAGATCGAGCTAATGATCCGCCACGAATATAAGGACGAATACCATCGCTACAATTGGGACGTTGTCATTACGGAACAGCAGCTCGCGTTCATGAGGCGCCTACTTGAGTCGTGGGCTTCATATCAATATGTGCTCACGCAGCTGTCCAAGAATATTATCAGCGAGCTCAACGGAACAAGCGTTGATAGCACGATGGAACGAATGGCTAACAACCAATAAAAAAGGCCCTCAATTGAGGGCCTTTTGTTTTAGTCGCGCGGATTATTAGTAAATACTACTCTAACATCCGCCGCAAGTTGTTTCATGAAGTCTTCATAGGAGAGTTCAGCAAAACTGCGAGCGATATCGGACTTTAGATTAGGTTTACCTAAGAATTCTGTAGCGACTTTTCGAACTTGTCCCACCCTAAGACCTTGATTTGGATACATCTTTTCGAATCGTTGCTCCCACTTATCGGAGAGTTCAGGGCTTTTGAAGCGAAATTGAACTTTTTTAGTATCGCCGAAAATATCATAGGTTTTTCCCGTTGCTGGATCTTGAACTAAGAATGTTTTCTCGCTAAGATCCAATTTATAAGGGATGCCGCAAGCCTTTAGAAGCGCGGCCTTATTCAGACGGAATCGCTCCGCGGAAGTAAAAAGACCCGCAGCTTCATGATAACCATTCGCGAACATAGCCTTGCGCTGTTGATCAGCTCCGTGCTTTGAACCGAACTTATGGTGCTTGCGTTTCTTACCCGTCGCCGTTCTCTTATGAGGGCCAATGTTCTCGTATCCGCCGTTTACTTTTTCGGTATCTTCATTACGTCGGAGTAGACCTCTGTAAAGCCCTTTGCTCTTTTTCCCATAGAGCCCGCCATCCCCTTTGTTGCGGCCATAAAGCCCCATTTTCTTTTTATCTTCTTTTTTCTCTTCTGGTTTTTCTTCTTCGGCTTCCTGAAGATATTCCCACTCGAGCTTCTCATACGCCTCTCGAACGGTTTGGCCGGGGAATTTCTTAGCGACGTCTAAAGCGATCGCCTCAAGCTCACGCTTGATCCCCTCGGCGCCGAGCTTATCCTTCGCCTCACTCCAAGCGTAGATATAGTAGAGACACTGATCTTCTCGCGGTCTTTGACCTCGCAGATTCTCAGCGATATTGGCATCCTCTTCTTCAAGCATCTCATCTACATCCCCGTGATTCTCACCGGCGAGATCCTCGGGGGTCTCACGAACGATAAGGAAGCGGGTCTCAGTCTCGTGGTCTTCCCATAAAGTAGCTTGAGGAAGATAACCAGGCATCGCGTCAATTTTTGTTGTAATGTTGTCCGCGATCTTCTCGCCATGCATAAAGACCCACGCAGCCATTGCCTGGATTTCGTACTTGTCGTTGGTCCAGGAGGATATTGAGTATATGTCTTTCGGAGTCAGGCCCATTGGCCTCTCCGAGAACATGGAGAACTGATCGTGCATCATTTTAGCGAGCTTACCTTTATTGGGATTGCCCGCTAAGACGTTCGCCATTTGATAAGATTTGACTTGACCAGGCGTTGTAGAAAGAGCTGTAGAGATGATAGCCGGGAGGGTTTGCTCCACCGGAGGCGTAGGCGTAGGTGCTCCGTCTTCTTCATCGTCTGGTAAGCTAGCCATAAGGTCTTGAGCCATTCGGCCCATTGAGACACCCTTGTTAGAAGCAGCGGAAGGAGCGTGCATCGGAACATCGCCAGTATCCACTTTCGCCATAGGCACGCTCTGGTGCTTCGGTTTCCCCTTTGTTAGTTCTGTATCCCCAACAGGGATATCACGAGGCATCTCTTTTTGAGGTAGGTCAAGCTTATCTACAACTTGCGGCTTTTTCATCAATTCCGGCATAAAAGCTCCTTCGATCTTATACTAATTAGTAGGCTACGACCTACTAATTTAGCATGGATCCCACTTTACAAAACATCGTCGGCTGGGTACGATCCGGCGCACCACACGCAAAAGATCCCCGACTTGCCTTGTTCAGCTCTTTATACAAATCCTCGTCTATTGATCCCCACACAATCAAAGCCATCTATGCAAAAGACAAATTGACGATTCAAGCAAAGCTCACCTGTGAAGTGCCGGATTTAGCTGCGTTGAAGCGGAAGAAAATTGTGATGAAGAGGACAACCCGAGAACTTCAAGTAACCCTAGGAGGTGCATCACCGGACGCAACGGTGTATATTTCGGCTTCACGGCCCATGTTTGGGCTAGCTTTAGAGGAAGTGCTTTTGTATTGTAACCTGTTTGTTTTATTCAGGAACCCAGACAAGCTGAAGCTCTTCCAGCAACTCATCAAGGAGAGTAAATAATGAGTTCACCCGCGTTTTATAAAGATTTAGTTGACGCGATTTATCATGGGGATGCCCGTATGCTAGGCGCCTCCGATACACCGCGTTCGTTCGATGAGAAAGTAACACTCACCGGAGCTATCGTGGTTAATGGAGCAAAGCTCCCAGCAAATACCACGTTGAGGATACAGAGGCCTGTTGGCGTTCAGTAACATGAACACTGGCAGGTCTCATTTTTTATCTAGTATTCCAGATACCTTTTAGCGGCTTCAATCAGCTGCCTTCGTTTCTGGTTCCGTTCTTCGATGTTCTTGCACTCCTCAATAATATTGGGGTGCATGCTTAGCGTATAATAGGGGGCAGGTGGCCAAGGCGCTCTTTCGAGCGCTTCGGTCAAGTGCTTGATAAGGTCTCTTTCTGTTCCTGTCATGTTGTAATTAGTTGGGGCAAAAGGATATTATTAATACCCAAGGCCCCTTCAACACAGAAGAGGAAGCCGAAGGCGCTTGTCTGACCTACATAGCAAAGGGAGGAACTGATGATTGATCTCGTCTTTCTCTCCGATCAGCAATTCGTGGACGAGTTCAAAGACCTCAAGGATGGGGTAGAACACGTCTTGGGCCGGTGGTATTTCTGGGATGAGACTTGGTCCGGTGTTTGTGGACCGTACGATACAGAAGACAAGACCCGAGAAACTCTCGAAATCTATGCGAGGAACCTATGATAGGAAACGAAAAGAAAGTCTCCGTTGAGGAGATGACTAACCCCGACATTTTCGATTTAGTGCTTTATGATGTCGAGCGCACTGGATCTATCTACATCATCTATGAGGATATGGCGAAGACAATACCATCCGTCGTGCTGATGCCGTACAGGACTTATGAAGAACTTCTACCCAACGCAAAAATGGAAGGAAAAAATGATTGATTCGCTTGGCATTGGTAGGTATGAAAGTTGACTTTCATACCTTGACAGTACTAATTATGTATGAAGAAGTATTACTATTTATACCAGATCATAAATCTTATCAATGGAAAAATCTACATAGGGGCTCATAGCACAGATAATTTAGATGACGGGTATTTTGGATCGGGATCTTTGTTAAAAAAGGCCATACGAAAATATGGCCAAGAAAACTTTGTAAAGATTACTCTCTATGAGGTCGGGTGCTCCGATGACCTTTATAAAAAAGAGGCGGAAATAGTTACTCTTGACTTTGTAGAGCGATCTGATACCTACAATCTAAAAGTTGGTGGCTACGGAGGAACGACCCCGAGCATTGAAGTTCGAAATCTTCTCAGCCAGAAAGCGGTTAAGAGGGCCGCGGAAGGGACTGGCACTTTTTCAGAAGAATCCAAACAAAAGATCAAGCAGTATCAAGATTCCCCTAAAGGTAGAGCTGATAGGCGTCGCGCCTCCCAAATTGCGGCTGAAGATCCTCAAGCCCAGCAAAAAAGAATAGAAGCTCTTCAAGCTTGGTATGAAACAAACGGATTTCCTACTCGTAATTCCTTTAGAGTAACTAATGGAGAGATAAATCTTACTCTTCGGGCGGGCCGCCCTATTCCTGAGGGCTTTTGGCAGGGAATTACAAGAATCCATAAAAAAAATTCAAAAATTCATAAAGGAGCTGAAACAAATAATTTTGGAAAAACTTGGTATACAAATGGGGCTGAGAATCGATTTCTAAAACCAGACGAAATGATTCCTGAGGGTTTTTTTATTGGTCGCACGTGCTCTAAATTAGGTCCAAGAAAAAAGGAGAATTAGAATGATTGATAGCTTGGGGACAAGGATGAAGAGATATGAAGCTACCTCAAAAATTCTGCTTTCCCGTCGATCCTACGTGATCGTCCGCGTTGATGGCGCTCACTTCCACACCTACACGAAGGGATTCAATAAGCCATTCGACGAGGATATCATTGCCGCCATGCAATTTGCGACGAAATACGTATGCGAGCATGCGCAGGGCTGCAAAATCGGCTATTTCCAATCCGACGAGGCTTCCTTTCTCTTAACCGACTTCGATGACATCACTACAGACGCCTGGTATGACAACCAACTCCAGAAGCTCGTCTCTGTCGCAGCGTCGCTATTTACAGCAGCGTTCAACAACTATATGGGCGAGGAACGAGATATCTCGGCGAACTCGCTGGCCACCTTCGATGGCCGCGCCTTCGTCCTCCCGGATCATATCGAGGTGATGAACTACTTCCTCTGGCGTATCAAGGACGCAGAGCGCAATAGCCTCGCTGGCCTCTGCCAGGCGAATTACTCTCATAAGGAATTGATGGGGAAGAACGCTAGCCAGCAGCAAGAGCTTCTGTTTCAGAAAGGCATCAATTGGAACGATGTCGATGAGAGGCTCAAGCGGGGGATCATGCTCATAGCTTCGGAGGCCTCACCCCTCACCGGCAGAAATGGTTGGCTGAGCTTCCCCGCACCAAGAGATAAGGAAGCGATACTGAAATTGATTCCTGAAAAGGAGTAATAAAAAGCCCCGAATCAACGGGGCTTTTGTTTTATTCAGTGAACTTCAAGCCACCCGGGGCCACACTAAGCCTGAGCATGTTGAATACTTGGCTAAGAATGTATTTGAGCTGTTTGCGTATCGCGAGCATATCCCCAGGCATGCCATTTTTGGGCACGATGTATACGATACCTGGTTCGCCAGTTCGGTAGCCCCAGTAGAAACGAATACTACCTTCCGCATTTGCACCAAGAGAAACGTGGGACGATCCGATGGCACCGAGTTTGATTTGTCCGCTAGGAAGGATTAGCCCTCGACCGAATGCGTTTAGGATCCCCTGAAGCTGAGCCTCAGAATGAATGTCCTGGTAGCCCACGAATTTCTTGGGGAACTGAAAAGCGATAGTCTGGACTTGGCGGGATTCTTCAAGTATTACCTGCTTCTCCTGAGCGTCACGCGGCTTGTAGTACCAAAAGGAATTACCCTCATCCCCACTCCCCATTGTTTGACCTCTACCAAAGAGATCGTAGCCTTTCTTTTTCATACGGGGAGCCAGGGCAGAAATTGGGGATTTCGACGTTCCCAACCTTTCTACACCTTCCTTTAGCTTCCATTGATAGTGTTGAACATCAACACCCTCTAGTTCTTTGTATCCCTTACCCCGATTATCGGCTGGGCCTATACGTCTACTTTCGACGTATTCTTTCTCGTTAATCCTGTTGATCATCTTGTAGGCGGAGGGGGAGATCGAATTGTAGTTGGCCTTGCCGGTAGAGATGACAACGCCTTGTGCCAATAGATTCTCGATTAACTGCTCTACATAACCGCGGCCCTTAATTTTTGTCTCCATGTGGCGAATGCTGACATCGTCTTCGTATTCGTTGTCGTTCGCTATAGCGGCGACTGGCTCATCGTCTTCATAGAGCACCCAACTAGGATATCCTTCGGCATAAGTATTACCTTCAAAAGGCCACTTCTCATAGCGCGCCTCGTGAACTGGCGTGCGGAGATAATCCTCCGAGCGAGTTCGTGTGTAGGCACTATTCCATGTATTGTCGTCTATTTTGCCGTGCTTGGTGTTACCAGTCCCCCTATTAGAGGTGGGAACACCATTGAGGCCAATCATATGCTCTGGCGCATGTGCAGCAAAATCCCCGGAAAGCCCAACGCCCCCACTGACCCCGTCTTCTTCTATCGTTTTGAAGAACTCAGTTAGCGTGTCTTCACGCAAAGAGTTCTTGGTGATGACGATGAAGTGGCAATCCTCGATTTCAAACTCAGAGCGAACCGACCAATCGGTCAAAGAAGCTACTAGGCGTCGATATAGCCGAGTGCGAGAAGGGGACCGAACCGATACCAACGTGAGACTAGGGTATTCGTTCATGTGTTCTTTGAGAACTTGAATCGCAGTGGAGAAGATCCGACCGGCTAAGGAAAGTAATTGAGGAGCCTTCTCTTCATCTCCGGCGCCCAGGTATGCTTCCGAGTTATCTCTCTTCAAAATCTCGAAGAAGAAGTTGTAGGTTTCTTCAAGAGGAATCTTGGCTTGCCGGACTAATGCGCGATAGGATTCCTTCACATCCATTCCCAGGGATCGGAACATCCCCTGAGCCATATGCTCTAGAGGAACAAATGCTCCGACGATATAGTAAGGTGTGTTCTCTATCGGGGCAGCAAACTGATCGTCTTCAAAAGTTGTAGGATACGGCGTTGCGTTCTCAATAGCGCTCTCGTCCAAAACCCCTTCTTTCAAACGTTCTACCTTACCGAGGCCGTCGCAATACGTGCAGTCTACTTCAGTGCCATCTCTCTTGGTTCTCTTTCCTGTGCCATTGCAAACGGGGCACTTACCAATATGTTCGAAAAAATCAGTCCCATCTTCGAGTGCCACTTGCTTACCGCAGAGCTCGCAATCAACGAAAGCGATGTTACCATCGAATTCGACAACCGGGCCACGATGTTTTTCGCCGCGCAAAGTATCCCACTCGATAACGTCCCCCAGATGATTATCATAGGAACTTTCGTGTAGGTGGCTTGGTAGGTGATCGTTCTGATCCGCGTGCCTTACCACTGGGCCCAGATATCTGACTTCTCTCTTATTCAAATCAAATCCTTTCGCAAGCTCAGGGCCCGCTTTCCCCGCCTCGATATCGTCAAATGAGTTAGGGACATTCTGGTAGCGAGTAGGCCCGCCTTTTTTGAAGTAATACTTCTTGCTAATACCTTCCTCGAGGATCAAATCATCCAAGTTGTCCCAGTTGGTCAAAGCTTCAAAGTTAGTTACCGAGGTGATCTGCTTTCTAATGAACTCGATATTAGGGTTTTTTGCCTTAGCAAGTTCAAAGACGTCATGGACATACTTGCTCTTGGTGATATCTTCATAGCTCTCACCAATATAGATTTCATCAGTCTCGCCGTTTCGCTGGACCGTGACGCCACCGCCCTTCCCAAGGGCTCGCCACGCGAGCCTTACATCCGAAATAATCCCTTGACGCTGTAGAGCCTCGAGAAATACCCGGTGGTCTATTTGACTGATGGGCTTCTCATCATTATCGATGTTCTCATAGCCCTCCACATAGAGGTCGCCATCCGTGGTTATAAACCCTCGTGCGCCGCTCGCGACATATTTCCTCATCTCCTCTCGGTCAGGGTTCAAATAGACAGAGAGTAACAAGGAGGGCATATTATCCGCTTGATAAACCCGCTGCATGGTGACAAACTTCTCCGTTATTTTGCCGCGGAGCTGATCTACTATTGCGTGATCAATTTGCGAATTGTCCTTAGTAGCATCCTCTCCCCAGAAGCCCATATCTCGAGCGAGCATGGTTTCGATAGCTTCTTCGGATAACTGGGGGCAAACTATGTAGTAGGTCTCTTCGCCGCTATTCCCCGTGACTGCATAATTCCATTCAAGATACTTAGCGAGCTGTGCAGCCATGGTTCGATAGGATCTCTGTCGGCTATTGTGATGTTCTTTATCCTCACCTTTGTCCGCACTGAATTCGAGAGCGAGAATAAGAGGGTCTTCATTGAGTTTTTCAAGAACGAGTTTTACTATTGTAGCAAGAACACGATACATTACCCTTGGACCCACGTCGACACGATCGTAGCTAAAGTCCTCGTTGTCATCCATGTCGTAGGAAACGGTGCCGAAGAGCACGGCCATAGTTTTAGGAGAATCGTCCTTTGCGTAGATACCCTCTACATTGAACATCGCCTGATACCTGACGCCTGTCTCAGTTTCAAAATCGTAGTGAGGAGTATCCGGAGAATCGTATCGGCTGGTGCGAGTAGGGTAAGCGTGGCTAAGATCAATGCCCTCTCGAATGACGCTCTCCTCCATTTCAATTTCATCTTCCGATCGAGTATCATCGATGTCTGTGAGACGCGCGGTGCCCGCTAGGCCGGATCCTAGTCCCCGCCCATTGCCCCAACCTTTGACAGCTATAGAGTCAAAGAAAAACTGCAGTTGAGGATTTCGCTCCTGCGCGGTTTTGAGCAGATTTTTTACGTATTCTTTTTCGTTCGGGTCGTCGAAAACCAGGTGGCCTCGCCCTGCTTCGCCACCTGTATACTGGCATTCAACGCTTTCGCCAAAGTAGATTTCATTGGAGTGACCCCACCTCTGGATGGTGATACCCTCGCCAGGTTCCGCACCCCACGAACTCATGACATCCGGCACTATTTTTGGATCGTGATCTTGAAGAACTTTGAGAAGGACATTATGCATGATGCTCGATTGCTTTCCGGAACCGCCTTCATCATCTTCATAGCCTTCCATATAGAGGTCACCGGCATTGGAAATAAAGCCACGAGAGCCGTCGGCAATATATCGCCTCATTTCATCAGGCTCGGGGTTCTTATAGATTGAGAGTAGAACAGATCCACCTGATCGAGGTCGATAGCGAGCCATAGTTACAAAGCTTTCAGCTAGTGTTCCGTACTTTCCAAGATAGTCTGCGTCGAATTGACCAGCGTCCGGTATTGCATCGATGCGCGTAGTATCGAAGTCGAACTTAGGGTTCTTCTCCTTGGCCCGTTGTAAAACATTGGTAACCCGCGCATCGTATTCTTCTTGAGACAGATCAGCTAGAAGTTCACTATCGAGACTCTCACCCAAATACATTCTGTTGGTCTCGCCGTAGCGCTGGATAGAAACACCACCGACGAGTTTACCCCAGGCACCATCAACATCACGAAGTATCCCCATGTCCCGAAGAACTTCGAGAAGCGGGCCATGCATGATCTGACTGCCTTGTGCTCGGGAATCAGGATCTTCGTATCCCTCCAAGTACATGTCACCATTGGTAGTTATGAAGCCACGAGCCCCTACTGCGACAAAGCGTCGAGTCTCATCGCTATCCGGATTCTTGTAAATGGAGAAAAGAATAGTCTTTGGCTTCCCGCCCATTACCCAGCCAGGGATAGTGGCGTGCGCCATCGTAACGAACTTCTCTTCAAACGTACCTTGAAGGAACTTGTTATAGACATGAGGTTGTGGCGTCATCATTTTAGGCTTAGGCTTTTTCTTTGGTGCAAGGTCACGTACTAGCTTTGGTATTTTCTCACCCGGAAGATTCCGGTTCTTGTCATCAACGAGATCCACGATAAATTCGAAATGCGGATTTTTCTTTTGGGCTCGTTTGAACATCTGCGCTACACGTTCTTTGTCCTTCCGATTGTCCAAGTATACCCTTTGGCCTACAAAGATTATATTGGTAGAGTTCCAACGCTGAATAGTGACGCCGTGGGTTGTGTTCTCCCACTCATATTCTACGCTTTTTATTAGCTTAGGGTTGAAGCGCTGGAGGGCTTGAAGAACTGCGCCGTGGACGACGCTTGATTTTCTCTTTGATCCGCCTTCTTCCTTCTCATAGCCTTCCATATAGAGATCGCCGTCGGCAGTAACGTATCCTCGGGAGCCATCTGCGATGAAGCTTTTCACTTCATCAGGAGTGGGATTCAAGTATATGGACATCAGCACAGAAGAGACATGATGGCCCCACCCGCCTTCGTGGCCTGTGCGTTCCATCGTAACGAACTTTTCTTCGAACACGCCCTGAGCAAACTTATTGTGGATGGTGACTGGTTTTCTAGTTCTAGTCTTAGCTATTCTTCGCGCGAAGCGCTTGTCATTATCATCGTTAAAACCTGAGAACTCGGATTCAGAATCTTTTTGGTACGGAGTACCTGAGGCTTGGAAATCTAACCTGGGGTTTTTCTCCCGCGCATGAGCTAATATTTGGGTAATGAGTTTCAAATCCTTTCCGAAAGGGTGCTCAGATAGCAATTCCCCCAAATGAATGGTGTTGGTATCCCCGTATCTTTGAATAGTAATTCCGTAGTTGGTAACATTACCCCAGATGTTCCGCTCCCAGCTCATACCGCCAAATATACTAGGTTTATATTCCTCTAGGGCTTGAAGTATCAGTCCGTGGAGGCAACTCGTTTGCCTTTTGTTTCCTTGACCATCCTTTTCTTCGTAGCCTTCGAGATACAGGTCGCCATCCCCGCACAAAAAGCCACGTGCACCAATAGCGACATACTTCTTCATCTCATCTTGATCTGGGTTTAGGTAAAGAGACATCAAGAAGGATTCTCTTGCCATCTTCGGTCGGATGCGAGCCATCGTAGCGAATTTTTCACTCAAGGATTTCGGCGGTGTGCCAATGAAGTTATTCCTTTCAGCCTGACTTGAGTAAATGCAAATAGGGTAGAAATTGAGATCCGGATTTCTTTCCTTTGCTAGGGCGCAAAGACGATCTAGTTTCTCTTTATTGTTGGTATAAACCCAAGAGTGAACGCTTTCGCCGATGTAGAAATCAGAGGCATCTCCTTCACGCTGAATCGTGATCCCAAAGTCGCCATCGTAGCAATCATTTCGGATGTGATCGAGGTCCTCCTTGATAATCCCCTCATCCTTGAGCACCCGCAAGAGAACGGAGTGGGTAATCTGAGAGTATTGCGTGTGGTTTTCCCTTTCGTAACCTTCGAGATATAGGTCCCCCTCAGGGGAGATCCATCCTCGAGCTCCTTCAGGCGCATATTGCTGGAGCTCATCATTGGTGGGATTCTTGTATATTGAAAAAAGCGTGCCACTGGAAGTAAGGGGAGCTAAACCTGTTACCTTTCCCATTGTTGCAAAGGCTTCGTGCTTGCGATGGCGCCTTACTTTGCGGTGGCCTTTATGACCTGCAGGTTTCTTCTCTCCCCACATGCCATACGCTTGTGCGGCAGCTTGCTTGGAATCTTTGCCTTTGTCGGACATGATTTCAGGAATCGCGTGAGAAATGTAGTGTTGTTTGGATTCACCTTTTGTTGGCCACGGCATGCTTACCACCCTTAAGGATTATTTGCTACCGTTGGTGTTAAAGAAACCGAGTTGCCCAACGGCTGAGGAGTTTCTTCTGAAAGAAGAGCGTCTACCGCTTCTTCGAGTTGAAATAAGGATTCAAGTAGATCTTCTACTCTATTCATATCTAATTAGTAACTTCTGCTTGCTTGACTCTTATTTTCGCGCGAGCCTCTTTCATAAAACGGCTTCTTTCTTCTTTTCTTCTTTCTTTTTCTTCGGGTGATAAAAGAGCAAGAGTGGCTCTCCGTTTTTCCATAATTTTATCCCAATACTCTTGAGGCTTCGCGCGCTGGGTTTTACTTAATTTTTCCGCGCGACCTTGCTGGGCAGAGAGTATGCCCCCTTCTCGTAATTTTTGTCGGTATTCTTCTTTTTCTTCCGGACTTTTATTTTTCATAGTTTGTATTCGTTTTGGGACGGCTTTTGCTGACCTTGATTTTCCCGTATTAGAAATCTTTTGTTTGTAGACAACCATACGAGCGTCAGCTTCTTCTTGGCCATATTTTTCAATCCATAATTGGTATAATGAGAGCCTACCTTTTTGTGCTAACGGATTATTGGATGTCCTTTCTTTTTTTCCTTTTCGGGAAGAATCAAACCACCCCCAATTATTTAATCCTAATTTAGGAGCCCGAAGATTCATTAAGTCCAAAGTCTCTGCCTTCATCTCCCAGTATAAGGAATCTTCTATACTAAGAGCTTCATCATAAGAGTCGCAAGTTAAAATAATTTGGAAATTAAAAGAGGACAAACCAGATTTCTTAATAAGACGCTTTACGACTTTGGAGCTTGTAAAGTAGCGAATAAAAAAGTCCTCTCTGGGGGAAAAGTTTTTATGAACATTTCGACCGCGAGAGCCAATATACCATTTATTTGTAGGTAGGTAATGGAGCAAATAGACATAAGGATAAACTTCATCAGGCCGGCAATGATACATAGATACCTTCTTATACTTAATTAGTGTAAGAAGTAAAGGAAGGTCTACCTACCAACCAAGGGCCAGACGACGATTAGAAAGTTCCACAACAGTATCTAACATCTCTTGTGGCAGAGGCTCGTCGGAATAAGTGCAATTGAATTTGGACCAAACCAAAGACTCAACTCCGAATGTTCCAAGATTTTCTTTAACTTGGAGAACCAAGACAATAGGTCGCACATCTGTTTCTGCGGTTCCGTCCATCATATCCATAGTAGAAGGATCTTTTAGGAGATAGTCTGGCTTATATTTTAGTTCAGAGACGTCTCGAAACAAACGGAAGATCAAGTCATCGCGATAGATATTGTTATTGTGGGGCACCATGATTTGAAGAGGAAACAACTCCATCGCGGTAGGCAAAGTTTCAATGGTGATTTCTGAACCACCAACATTTCTTGCGAGCCTGCGATAGGGGGCATCCTTAAGAATGGGGAAGATAACGGAAACAACGTCAGCTGCCTCGACAACGCGAGTTTCAATATCACCATTTCGAGTTCTTTTATACTTGACGCGAATGCAGTCTGCAGCTTGACCTGTGAGGCTAATCATATTGTCCGTCAACTTGCGGCGGATATGATCTTGAAAATGTCCCATCCGAGACTGAAAGCTTCTTACCATGGTTTCTAATTAGTAGAAAATGAGAGGAGGAATGTTATATTGATACATATGGCAACTATAGACCTCACCCAAGCCGAAAATCTCGCACTTGCTCTCCTACGAAATACCCCCACCGAAATTGCAAGACTGAGCCGGCCCGATGGAACCATAGGCCTAGACGAGCTCCACGGCTACTATTATACGCTAGCCCGCAAGCTGGAAATGGCACAAGTTCGCAGGAGGAATGAGTATATTGATGTTGTCAATACGGAATCATCATAGGAGACAAAGATATGCAATGGAGCATCACCCGCAGACCAAGGACTCTTAACGATCTATATGGCCTCGGCAATATCAAGAGCTACTTTTACGAAAAGGCGAAAACCAAAGCTTGGCCCAAGGCTATCCTTCTTCGCGGGCAATTCGGCAACGGCAAGACTACATCTGCGCAGATCATAGCGCAGATGATGGTGTGTCAGCACCCGCTTCCCAACGGGGATCCTTGCGGCGTATGCCCCGAGTGTGACTCTATTATCGGCGAGCGCTTCGACGCATCCGTTCAAATGATCGATGGTGGCAATTCGGGTAAGGCTGACATAATCGAACAAGTGACCGAGTTTGCCAACGGAGCTTTCTTCTCCGATCGCCGCGTTATGATCATTGAAGAAATCGGCGAGCTATCGACAGCAGCCAAAAACTCTCTTCTCAAGCATCTCGAAGCCCCAAAACCGAAAGTTCATTTCATTCTCCTTTCGATGGAGTCGGGTGGAGCGTCGGGTCTCGCCTCTCGATGCGTCCCCTTCAACTTCAAGAAGATCCCCGTCAAGGAGATCATGCTTTTCCTCAAGCAGACGATGGAGGCCGAGGAGCTTTGGAAGGATGCTGGTATCCCTGATGAGTTCCGTATAAAGGGCCTAGCAACAATTGCTCAAGTCGCGCAGGGAAGCATTCGCCAGGCGCTCCAGTTCCTTGACGCCTGTATAGTCGGCAAGTACTTCACCTCTCAAGAGATCGTAGACAATCTCGGCATCGCTGACGAGTCAATGGTCATTCATACTCTTTTGGGTCTGTGCGATGGCACCGACCCTGAAGTATTTACAGAGCTTGAAAAGTACGAACCCCCTGAATTCTTTGCTCTCGGGTATAAGATCGTATCCGACGCCGGCATATATAAGGCCTCAGGGCATCTAGCCAGCGAGGGAAATAGCTTCTTCGAGAACAACACCAAGGCGCTTGCATCAAAGGCTCATTTCTGGGACCTCCTCAAAGCCTTTGAGACTCTCTCCCCCAACACTAAGCCTTTCCTTCGTAAAAGTGATTTGATGACAGCAATGTTGCGCGTATACCAGGCCGCTATGCCTATGGTAGGGATTCACTTGAAAGAAGGGCATAGCTCGGCGGGTACTACGAATCCCAGCGCGCTGAATGATAATTGTACAACAGAAAATGGAACAGGAAAAGCCGGCACAGGGGGTGAAGGCCGGGATGGTTCAATTCCCACTCGCTCAGTCCCGGTGAGGACGAGAGGATAAAAATGCCGCGCGTCAATCGAGACACTCTTCGTAAAGAGCAAGAAGAAGATGAGGCCCTAGAGAAGAGCTTCAACAACAATCCAGTTAAGGCTGAAATCCAGCGCCTATTCCAAAATGAATTTTCCGGAATGAATTACCGGAAACTCGGCGGAATAGATAAAGTAAAAGAGATGGCTGTTTCAAGACTTAAAGAAGTCGCCTCATCAAAGCCAGGGCCGTGGTCGTCCGCGGTAGTGAATCTTACATCTAAAATAGGGAGGGCCAAAGCATATGAAGATGTGCTTATGGCGATGAACGACTATCTTTTCAGTTAGGACGGCATAATGGAAATCAGTTCCGAACAATTTGTTCTCAGCACCCTTTCAGATGACGCGTTTGTTCTTGTCAACAAGAAGATCCTGCGCTATCTGAAAGGCGATGGTGCGGCAGCCGTATTCTTGGGCGAGCTCGTCTCCATGTATAAATACAATCTCAACAATCAAACTCTCGAGCCCGACAATTCTTTTCGCTGTCTCACGTCTCGTATCGAATACGCGGTAGGTCTTTCAGAGTTCCGACAGCACCGCATTCTTGATAAGTTCAAAGAATGCGGTCTTGTTCAGTATCGCTTGAAAGGGTTCCCAGCTACCAAGTATGTCACGCTCAATTTTGACATGCTTGTTAAGATTCTCGCTAACGACGATCTCAAGTACAAAAAGATAGACCAACAGACTTTCTACAATGAGCTCAACAATGCTCTCAACGCATTCCAAACTTGGACAGACCCAACATCGCAAGAACACATTGTAGAAAATGCAGAGCATTGTTGTGATAACATGGGGGAGGCTCTCAAAGGCTCTGTTATATTAATCTCCAAGTATTACACCAAGGCTAACCGCTCCGTTACTTGGCAGCCCGACCTTCTAGGGAAACTAGGATATTGGGTGCGCAACAGAGGGATGGGTAAGCCTTTCGACTTTACTCTTGTAACTCGAACACTTTTGGCGATGAGCCCAATTCATGATGATACTCATTTTCATGACTTTGTTCGAGACTTCATCATGAGAGCGAAAGCCACACAAGACATACATTTTAGTAATCAGGTTTATGTATACAGAGACCTACTTACTACTAATTGAGCATGGGAATAATTTACAAAGTGACATGCATTGTCACTCAGAAGGTTTACGTTGGGCAGACGATTCGGAAGTTTCGCGAACGCATAGCCGGCCATTTTTCACTAAAGGGGTGTAAGCACCTTCATTCGGCATTAATGAAATATGGTCGTGAAGCTTTTATATGGGAAATACTTGAAGAGCAGGAGTTTCCCGAGGCCCTTAACGAGGCTGAAGCTCGGTGGATCAAGTTTTACGATTCAACAAATCCGGAGCGAGGTTATAATTTAACCGAAGGAGGGACTCGTGCGGCAACGAGGAAGTGGACAGAGGAACAAAAGCAAAAACAAAGTGAAGACTCCCGTCGACGTATTGCTGCTATGACCCCCGAGCAAAGACTCATTTTTGGGAGTCAGAGGGGAGTCGAAAAATCTGAAGAGACTAAGCAAAAGATGTCTGAAAGTCATAAAGGAGTTCCTTTTACTGAAGAGCGCCGAAAGGCCCTTTCGAAAGCTTGGGAATCAAGATCAAGAGAGGTTTCGGAAGAAACCCGGCAAAAAATAGGCGCAGCGAGTAAAGGAAGAACTCACGAGGTCTCAGAAGAAACTCGCCAAAAAATTAGTAAGGCAAATAAAGGTAGAATCCCAGAATTCTCGGAAGAGACCCGACAAAAGATATCCACTTCAAACAGAGGTAAAATACGCTCAGAAGAAGCCCGCGAGCATTATCGACAAGCGATGAAAGCCGCGTGGGCGAAACACAAACAAAAGGAGTAATATGGCTAGCCCGCTACACCTCGCTCTCACAAAGCTACAAAAAACCTATAAGGATGCTGTGCGAGACGTAAACACGTCCGGCATCATCGAACGTTTTTTCTTAGAGAGCCCACAATTGAACTTCCTCTTTGGAGGGGGTTATCCTATTGGTCGAATCATCCAGCTTCACGGTCCTGAGTCTGGTGGCAAGTCAACTCTCGCAACCTATATCGGCGGCGAAGTCCAGCGCAAGCGCAAGGACGAACACAATGTCGTTGTCTACGTAGACTTCGAAAGAACGTTCGAAACGACATTCGCTCAGAAGCTCGGCCTCATGACAGACACCGATCATCTTGTTTTCCTTAGACCCGAAAACGGGGAGGAGGCTTTTGAAATCTGTCAAGAGCTCCTTCGCACCAATTCAATCGGCCTCGTTATTTGGGATTCGGATACGACGACTCCCTCGGCCGCGCAGATCAACGACGAATATGGTAAGGCTTGTGTTTTTCCAGACACGGAGGTCAATTTCCGAATAGCATGATGCCTAACCCCCGAATGATGCTACCACTAATTAGTCATTCGGGGGTTTTGATGTATTACATTTACAAGATTACCAATAAAATTACGGGCAAGATCTATGTCGGCCGCGGAACGATTAGAACAAAGACATACGGACCTGAACATGATCACTATTATGGATCTGGAAGGGTAATTAAACGATCCCTAGCCAAATACGGAAAAGAAAACCATGTCAAAGAAATTCTAGAAGAATGTGAATCTTTGAAGGTTGCTTTGGAAAAAGAAGTTTACTGGATTAAAGCATTGGATGCTCTCAATCCTGAAGTTGGATATAATTTGACATTGGATAGCTGCGGCTTTACATCCGAAACAGCTAGCGCCACTGCGAAGAGATTCTACGCTTCTCTTACAGAAGAACAAAAGCAGATACTATATGAACAAAGAGCTATGGAGATGCGAAAAAAGATTAATGTGATAAGCGCATCATCTAAACAAATGTGGGCTAACATGTCCGAGAATAAATACTCTGAAGTAATCGCTAAGTTGAAAGATTCTTGGACACCAGAAAAACGAGAGGCACAGAGACAAAGATTATCCGGAAGTAAGCGAAAGAATAATTTGGAGTATATGATAGATAAATATGGTGAAGAGGCAGGCCGTAAACGTTTTGCCGAATGGTCGAAGAGACATAAAGAGGCCTGCGCGGAAGCAGCAACGAAACGCCGTATATTAAAGCAAACACAGGAGAACAAATGACTATATTAGATCTTTTCAAGACAGCAGGATATGAAGATTACGAAAAGATGGAAATTGATAGGCCTTATCCGCCAAAAGTAAACATTGAAATACTTTCTTGTAACCTGTCGGGTGCAAATGAGAACCTATTTACTAGCGGACTGGGCTCTGAACTTTTTGAATACAAAAAAGTAAATGCTCTTTTTTATAAAGGTAAATCAAAAGGGTATAAAGTCCAATTCTATGGAACCAGCACTTCTTTTATGTGCACAGGATCCCACACATTCTTCGTTCGAATTGACGCCCCCGTTGGTGATACTGGAGTGTGGCACAGACATGGTGAATGGAGAACTGCGGATAGCCTCGGCTCCTCATTCTGGGGGTACTCTGAGACTGGGGGGTATACTGAAGTCAGCCTAATTAAGACTGATGAAGAGTTCCCTGTTTTAGATGTGGAAGTCGCTGACAATTGTAATTATGTGAGTAACGGGATTGTATCCCACAATTCCTTTGGAGGCAGCGCCAAACTCATGTCGGAGGCTCTACGTAAATTCAACCCGCTACTCGAGAAGTACAAGACCTCGATGTTCATGATCTCCCAAGAGCGAGATAACATCGGTAGTAATGGATATGGCCCAGACTACAAGGTAACGGGCGGCCGCGCGATCAAGTTCTACGCCTCCAATCGTTCTCGCGTCCAGAGAGTTGACTACATCAAGGAGAAGGGAATCATCACCGGCATCCAGATGAGAGTCAAGAACGAAAAAAATAAAGCGGGCATCCCTTATCGCGAAGCGATGCTTACTCTTGACTTCGAGAAAGGCTTTGACATCAACAATGAATATATGGACTTCATCATTTCATTAGGAATCGCGGAACAGAAGGGCGCTTGGTTTTATATGCCGCAATATGGCCTTGAGAAGGCTAATGGTCGAGACGCTGTTCAAGCGTGGCTGAATCTCCACCCAGAAGAGTATGCTAAAGTCAAGCTGGAAGTTAATACCCAGCTCACCGGCGAAACTATCCTCGACCAGGACAACGCGCCTGTAGCAGACGACGATTTCGATGAGCCGCCGGAGATCATACCGGACACTCCAGAATCAATTTCCCTTGAGTAATAAAAAAGCCCCGAAAGGGGCTTTTTTATTAGATCGACCCGTTCTTCTGAGCCAGTGCTTTTTGAGCCGTTGGGTCCGCCGCCCATGTCGACCCAAGTTGCATGTTAGTCGAACTCTCTAAAACGGGATTCAAGCTGAGGCTTCCCGTCATAGTGATGTACTGCTCAATAACGGCGTCAGGCTGCGGCTGAATGAGCATTAGATTCGATTGATAGTTAGATGCCACGGGTTGGATCTCCGTTGGAACCGGTATCTCCCACCAATCCGCTAGTGTACGCGCAAAGCAAATCTTCTCCAATTGCGTCAAGTTTGTATCCGTCATTATCTGTTGAAGTTTATTTCCGTCCAACGAGGTGATGACATTCTTGATGATGTTGGGGCAATTAGGATCGTCGACCGCGAAGGTGATATACCATTCCGGCGTCGCGAGCAGTGGCTGGTTGATCATCTCCTGGCTAAAGAATTGGTAGACACCAGCAGGCGGCCTAACAATCTCTCCGCTATCCGTATACTGGACGGCCACGTAAACAATCTGAACCACCTCAGTGGGCAACTCCGTTGCTGTGGTTGTTGCTGTCTGTAATAAAGATACATTGGTAACATCGTGTACGACAGGCAGATTGGCTAGGATCAAAGGTGCAACCGGATTTGGTGCCGAAGCAATCTCATCCTGCATTAGGCCGAGGATTAGTTCAAGACGAGCTGGAGTTATCAGAGTACCATTGGTTTTATTAATGCGCGCGGAGATGAGTATGAGGCGTTGTTCATAGAGAACATTCAAATAAGCCTCAAGCGCTTGTTTCATTGCAGGGCTGAGCAATCCGCCCATTATGATTGGGTATAGCGTGTAGAAGGTTTGTATATCGCCAACGTGATATGTTCCTGGGCTGTTGATAATGTTGTTGATAGCCGTGAGTAGCGTGGCAAATGTATTTTGGATATTCTCTACCTGAGAAAGCAAGAGACCTGTGTTCGCATCACTGAACAATAGCTTTGCGGTCTGGATCGTTTGCTTGTCTTGCACATCAGGTCCGACAGTGGGAAGCTGAGAGATGATACTCTCGATGACGGCCGCCGAACCAGGCTGGAATAGCGTGGATAGGGCGGAGATGGTATCGGAGATTACGTTGAAGACATTTGTGACTAACGCTTGCAGAATAGCGCATAAGGGCGAACGGTTGTATACAGTCCCGTCCCACCACATTGGATTCAACAGCGCCGTTGCGATCGCAGCTCCCGTTACGCTATCAATAGTTGTTGTTCCCCAGGCATCTGTAATAATATTTTGGCCCGACGTAAGTGTTCGCTTAGGCAGATCAAAATAGACCCCGGTGAAGGGAGCTCCGTTTTTGAAGAATTGCATTGGCAACATAGGGTTAGCAACAACAATGCCATTCGAACCCGTATCAATAGAAAACCCTTGACCTTGACTCAGATCGAGTTGGTAAACCCACTGCGAAGATGAGGTGTTTACCGTATAGGTCCACCATAAGAAATGCGCTGTGTGGGAGGATTGAACGATGGTTTGAACTCGCTGAATAGGCGCGATAACAACATAGGCTGGCTTGTTTCCGGATCCTTGCCTCGCACCTACGATAATAACCGGACGAGCTACACCATCAGCAAGGATAGTCTTGACGCTTGCGGCATTTGTCCCGTTGAAATCTGCGATCTGAAGAACATCAGCGACATTGATATTTTGATTTACCTGCAGAGTCCCGAAAGACTTTGTTGAAGATCGTGTTGGCTGACCGTTATACCCCGAATATTCCGAATATCCATAAGTTTTTTCTGTGATTGCTCTCAGGCTGGAATAAGGAACTCCAAGGGTTCCCGTTACTAAAGGGAACTCGCCGGAAGTAGTTTGCTGTGATACTTGAGGAACCGATATTGTTGTTTGAATATAATTCGGAGTATTGTTACCGGGGTTATACGGGGGGCCTGGAGATTGAGGTATAAAAGTAGAAACAATTTCCTGAACATAGGTGGTAACGTTATACGTGGAAACCCACCCATTGAGTAGTTTGTTAATCCCATCCATAGGGTTGCCGTAGGGGTAAGCTTGATTGATATTGGTTGTGGGATCCCCTGTCACATCTATTTTCGAGAGCGTGCCACTTGTGTTATCAATGTAACCCTGAATAGATCGGGGGTCAGGTGTGCGTCCGTAAGGAGACCCATACCACATCGGGCTTGACAAATTGATTCCTAGCTGGCTCTGCGGAGCCCCCGGAGCTGAAAAGAGAGATGGTGTAGGCTGCGTTTGCGGAGTAGGAACGGACGTAGTTCTGGCGTTAGCTAGATCCTTCAAGTGATCGAGGATGGCCGAAATATCGTCGGATGTGATGCCTGTTGTGTTGTCGGTTGTAAAGAATAGTTGCCAAAACGGGGGTGTCCAGGATGTCCAGCCTGCTGCATTGGCTATGTTGATCTGGTTCTGCTGCCAGTCATTCACTGCTGCTGGTGGCGGCACGTCCCACACCCAAGTAGTTTTCGACGGCGAAGAGAAGATCCACCACCCACCGCCACCAGTTGTTACAAAGTGGCCTTTAGGCACAACTTGATAGGCGCTTAGATCGTCAGTGGGCGGAACCCAATAGAAAAGGTCCGGATCTGCGGTCGGGTTATAAACGGAAGACTTGTATCGATAATTAAGCGCGGCATTGAGAATGCCGTAACATAGCGCCCGACTATCGGTATAGCCTTGAGGGTTGTCTACGAAGATGCGATAGAGAAGAGAAAGATCAAATATGGATGTTTGGTCAAGCCAAAGTTGCTGAAGGTATAATGATAGATCCCATTCTGTGATTTTCGTTCTGATTTCACCCGTCAGCATACGATGGACATTTTGGATCTGGTTAACTTTTTCGTTGAGTTGCTTGAACCCCCCGACGCGCACACCAAGATTGGGGAGTGTGACTGTTTGATTGAAGGGAGGAAACAAAAAGTCAGCCACAGCGACGTCCCCTGAAGTCGTAGCCACAATCACCCCCAGGCGATTGTGGAGGTCGGATAGCTGTGCAGGCGACATATACCCATTGATGAAGTTCTGGGCTATTTGTTGCGCGCCAAGAGTTTTCATGGTGAGGATATCGGAGGCTTGTTGGCTATTCTGTAGCGATGCTCGAAGATCGTAATTTGCCATATTCCATCCTTAGAAAGTAGAAAATTCTCCACCTGGGAAGTAATCTTTGATTAGTTTAGCGGATCCAACAATATCATTGGCGCTCGTGCTTATTCCATTGATAGCCCCCTGGACCGTACTGGTGGCAGCTCCCGCCAAGGCGCCTGCAGCACCGACTGCTTGGCCAACCAACGTGGAGACGGGGGCTAACAAGGTGCTCGAGGCTAGGTTGAATAAAGCGCCTGCGTTGAGCGTCGATGCCTGAGATTGAGCCGACGGGGGGATACCAAGCTCTCTGTATAGAGCGGCGTTATTTCCTTGCGATGCGGAATAAACAGCACCTGTGAGCTTTTCCGCCCCGGCAATTACATTGGCATTGAAGCTGACGAAAGAACCAAGCTCAGAGCCTATATCCGTGACGCCAGCAATGGAACCGAGAATCTGTTGTACCGCTGACATCACTTCGCTCAGTAAGCACTCAAGGTTGAGGTTGGCTATGAGCTGAGCGACCATCGGCATAATAAGCCCGTAAATAGCGGCTTGGGCTTGACCAGCGGCGGATAATATCATCTGAGGAATCATTGAAGGATTGAGATAACAAGCGACAGCTTGCTCTGCGATTTCAACGTAAGGGTAGATATAGGAGAGAGCTCGTTTCTCAATGCCTAGAAAAGTCTGAATGAAGGCGATGATTTGGAAAACGACTTGAAGCAACTGCAACTCCACCATCGCGCACTCTGTATCGGAAGATGGCTGAGCGCTTCCTAGGGAAGGCTCCGTTGAACTACCGGTGGCATTGGCCCCGATTAGCCCTGTCGTAATGTTTGCGCCTGCAGGTGTTGCGGTTGAAGTGCCTGCGGGTGGTGTTGTGCCATTCGAGGACGCTAGATATGGATTGTCTCCGCAGATATCAAAAGGCAAATCCGCAAGGGTAACTGGCGTGCCCTGGAGGAAAGAGCTAATTGCCCCCAATATGGTATACATGTCTTGTTGGAGCGGGACGGGAGTGGCTGAGGGCGCAAAGCCAATTGGTAAGGGAATAGTCGCGGAAATTCGGGTGCTATCAACATATGGAATTCCTAAGCTAGAAGGGGCAATACTTACTCCGCCGCCTTGCGTTAATTGCCCTTTGTATTTATTGAACAAGGCAACACGTAAAGACGCTACCAAGGATGCGTAGTCGGGTTGGACCTCTCTCTTGGGGTTGAGGTTATCAAGGCCTACAGAAAAGTCGCCGTTAAGATACCTGTTGTATATGGGCGTTTGTTCTTGCAGCTGTAAAAATTGACTTAGTATATCCATTTGCGTATCCTTAGAAGGTGATGTGTGCCTGAGGTTGCAAAGTAATACCTTCGACAAAAACCGGAACAGTGCCAGAAGCTCCCACGAGATTCAGGCCCTGATTGCCCATTTTGATTTGCCCCGCTTTAATATTCAGAATTGGGGTGACCATGTCTATCGATTCCCGCGACATAGAGAAACTAGAATACGCTGGCGCGCTTCCATTGGGGTTGACTGAAGAATCAGCAGCAGCACCGGAGCCCACCTGCAAATAGATTCGAGCCATGCTCATAATAATCATGTTGCCATTGGACTGAAGGATATATTTATCTCCGTGGCGAAAGTCCACCATCTCGAGGTAGTTATCAGTCCAATACTGCACGTAGAGGTTGCGATAGTCGATGTAGGACGGGAGAAGTCCGCGGCTAGCTAACCCTTGCACCAAGCCTTTATAATTATAAGACTTAGTGAATTTAGCTGCGGCCCCAGAACTCTCATAATCGTTTGCGAGACCCATTACGAAGCCCATTGAGAAATCGGGAAGCGCGGCGACCCAAACAAAGTCAGCGAGCGCAGCTCCGTCGAGGTTTTCATTCTTACCAACTATTACCTGCCCAGCAAAGAATGGCGGATAATAGGGAAGCAACTCTGTTTCTTGAATGTCTGCCATATGGGGCATAATACGGACTTGAAGCCTATCATCACCGGGATCGGGTTTATTAACGATACGAGCTCGATAGATGTGAAGTTCATCAGAGAATGGCTTTGGCTGCCGTTCGTAATCATCGTATTGTGGCTGCATATCCTTTTATCCTTGTAGGGATGCGTTGTATAAAGAGGCTGCATCAATGTTCGAGGGGAGGCTGCTAATAGCAGGTCGTGCAAGCATGTATTTGGAATAATATCGGCCTTCTCGTAAAAAATGTTCCGAGGCTATTGCAAGCCAGGTTCCATTCATCCAGTGATCCTTAGTAGTGTCGATGCCTGCTAATTTGACTTGCACCGTCGAACCAACTCGAACAATGTCCGGCACGAAATCAACGGTGACCGAGAGCTGGAAGAATTCATTCATGATACCGTTGTTATTGATATTGAGGCGTAGCACATCTTCGAATTCTCGGAACGGATATACCGCGGCATCAGTCCCATTGAGAGCCACACTTTGAATAAAATCATTCTTCATCAAAGTATAGCCGGGGATAGTCGAATGATAAGGGAGCTTGGCAACAAAACTCAAACCTACTGAAGGGTTTGTATTTTCAACATACACTCTTTTTTGGAAGGTGCCAAGTTGCTCCATGAATTTTTCGCCTATCCACCACCCGCCATCATAAGTGTAGAGCTGAGGAACTCGCGCTGAGGGGTTATACAAGGAAGTCGAAGCCGCGTCCGTGAAAGGTGGGAGAATAATAGCACTCACGGGTTGATTATACATACTCTCAAAACTATGTAGATGGAATCCGCCTACTTCATCGACGAAGGAATATGACGCTTGTTTTTGAATTGTAGTATAAGGCAGGATCTTGCGATGAATGAATTGAGCCTCAGATTCTGCGATTTTATAGCGAACAATGTCTCCAGCGTCATCGGAGGGGTCTATTGAAACAGAAGGGAAAGCAAAACCCCGTTTACCCTGGGTGATCAAGCTATTAAGAATGCTGGAATTTTTTCCGGCATAGGCATGGTTAGACCAGTCCGATTGTAGAATCCACTGATGTGCTAGTTGCAATCGAAAATCACCACCGAGAGATCCTAGCTGAGCCTGGTCACTGAAAGATTTGAAAACACCTGGATTATTGATGCCCACGACTCGCATGGGGCAAAATGCGAAAGTAGATGGCGAGGTAGGTTGGATTTCCCCTTGGCCACCCGGGGCGGCTAAAATACCGATCAAGTTGCCGGGCTTGACCCCGAGCGCCGCAAGGAAGCGGCCTTCGGGGTCATTGAGAACAAGTTCTGAGCCTGGGAAAGAGGAAAAGATACTAGCAGATAGACTGAAAGATTTTATGGAAACATCCGGAATCTGCCAAACGCTCTCATCGTTAAGAAAATAGGATACTACGGGCTCAATCATAGATAATTAGTGGAGTTCAGCAATCCTAAAATTAAGGGAGGCCCGCGATATTTGAAACTCCGTATAGATCGGATAACACGGGGGTATAAAGAAAATCCCCGGTTTGTAGCATTCCTACGTAAGGGACGTCGTTGATAATCAGGAGAACGTCATCTGCTTCTGCAACTTTTGAATACTGCCGAGTCATAAATAGCCAAAAGCGATCCAAATCAACTTTTGAAAGGGCCGTGCGGCCTGGGAGTTGTGTAAGCTTTACGTTGTTGTAGTTGATACTCAAAGGGTCTGGATAGTTATCTCGATCCACCGGGTCTTGAACTTGAGACGGGCTTAGAACATCATAACGCGAAAACATTCAAGTCTCCTTTTACCTGTCAGGTCGCCCGACACTTGGCCCTGCGGCTACGGGCACGGTTTCATCAG